AGACGCAAGAGTTTATGTTTATCCAGTTTCACGTTCCTGGGAAGAAGGTTCGGGATATTTTGATTCTGATGGGTTTGTTACCGTTACTAACGATGGTGCTACATGGAACGCGTACGCATCTGGTTCTGATTGGTCAGGGTCATTGCCGGCCGCCGGAACAGGAAGTGATTATAGGTTAACACCAATGGTTAGTGCCTCAGTTACAGAGATTAGAAACGATGAACTTAGAATAAATGTCACTGATGTTATTCAACCCATGATATCGGGTTCATCTAAGAGTGACAATTATGGATTGTTACTAACATTTTCTGGAAGCGCAGAATCTGATCTTAATAATAAAGGAAATATTAAATTCTTTTCAAGACAAACTCATACTGTTCATGCCCCATTGTTGGAACTTGTCTGGTCAAACCAATCGTTTGCAACTGGAAGCTTGAAAACACTAACTTCATTGGACATTGAAATTGCACCAAAGAATATGAGGACTGAATATAAAGTTGGTGAAGTAGCAAAAATGCGTTTTACGGTTAGGGACCGATATCCTGTAAAAACATTTTCAAATACTAGGAGATTTGATAATAGATACTATTTACCATCTGGATCTATTTACACTATAGTAGATGCTGGATCTGGAACAACAGTTGTTCCTTTTGATCTATATTCTCATGTTGATTGTGACAGTACCGGATCTTATGTAATGATTGATACAAAACCATTATATAAAAATAGATTTTATGATCTAAGCGTAAAGACTACATTGGGTAGTGAGGTTTACTTTTCTAGGCCCTTTAGATTTAAGGTGGTATAATGGCTAAAGGGCTTGCAAGCTTCCGGAACAGGCCGGGCCAGGGTGGATTGCAACACGGTATTAGGCCCGCAGTGGCTGGTGATCCTGCTTTGAATTATAAACACCGCAGTCTGTTAGCTAGAACGTATGTTCAAGACAGAAGATTAAATTGGATAACTCAACGTGGGAACATGACTAACGCCCAATGGGATAGCTTTTTGGCCGTAGGCTACGGAGCCCGTTTACAAGATTGGTCGACAGTACATACAAAAACCTTGATGAGAGACGAACAACTTCACCTTGCAACTCATAGTTTGATCATAACGAATTCATTATACGAACAGTGGTTCAGCTTTATGAATGATGGTACGGGTCTGGATGCCGGCCAAATGGAGTACAAACATGATCTTCAAGAATATCCTAATAAAGTTAAAAAGTTCTTTTTGCCGGGAACTAGTCTCAGAACAATACCTACGCAAAATTTAAATATTCAAACAAGCACATTTAAGACAAATTGGAAGGTGTTTACAGAGAGATATGGTCCAATTCGCGGACCTAATGTTTTTCAAGAGTTTCAAAATGAATAGAGAGAAGAATAAACATGCCTCATAAGTTAGACGGTAGTGATAGATATGGACATTATGCAGAAGATATGTCGGATGTTCTTGAGGGAAAGTCTTCAAAAATAGAAAAAAATATTTGGAGATTTGCACTTCCTGACGATCCGATATTACAAGGTGATCCATATAGACAACATCTTACTAACCGCCTGGTCCCCGCCCAAAGTTTAATAACAGCAGACGGAGGCATAGGAACGGACATAGGTAGAGAATTTTTAGAGTTCCATTTTTATAGCAAGGACACTCACCAATTACAGTTAAGTATAAATGTTCCTTTAGATAAAGGATATCTTTGGATTAGAGATAGTACTAGACTTAGACGGAACTTAGGTGCTTATCCAACTATGCAATTAGGACTAGAACTTTGGAGATCACACGATGACCCAGACCCCAGCACCCCAGATGTGAATGAAAGGGACGCATATACGGATTTTTATCAAAGATATCTTACTGATGAAAATGGTGAAAGTAAACTTGCGCCTGGGTATTATAATGTAATAATTAATTTCTTTTGTGATGAACTTGGTCGGATACCACATGGATTGTTCGGAACTAGACCAGGCGTGTTCTACACTGGGGCCGCAAACCAGTATTGGACAATTGAATCAGTTTCTTCAAACATGAAAGAATTAATTTTAAAACCACCCGCTGTAGGTGGTGATACTTTCGAGACTCAACAGTTTGCTGATAATTCTATGGCTATTGCACATGTACAAGATATGGCTGAGGTAAACCGAAATAATAATAGGAAGGAACATATAACTAACGATGATGGTACATGGGATTGTGTGGCTGCTCCATTGGTTCAAGCATTATTTCAGAGAATCTTGACCGATTCGCCCAAAACAATGAACTATATTAACAGTACTGACGATCATCGTTTAGTAATTGATAATCTATTTCATACAATTATAGAGGAAGTATTGTTAGAAATGTCTAATTCTTCAGGAATAGGCCCCGATGGTTATGTTGAATCTGAATTGAATGCTACACGGCCACGGTTTAGAATAACTGAATCAAATTTTAAAGCTCAGTTACTTGCTAAGTTACATGAGGTTATAGCTAAATATATAGATCACTTTCCCGAAGACGGCCGGTTGTTTGCAAATGTGTGATGGAGGAATAGATGTCAGTTAGTGTTAGCCCACCCCTTACTTGGGACAGTGCCACTTCCCCGTGGTTTGAAGGTAATTCAGATATGCATTTATCTAGACTAGTTCACGAATCGTTTGATGAAAATCCGATTATCGGGCCGTTTACTATTGATTTTACTCCCAGTGCAATGGACGATTATTCAGACCACGAAGGAAGTTTGAAAATAATATTTTCTAATGCAGGTCCGGTGACATTTATAGACCCTAATACTAATCTGCCCTTAGATGTTGCAAATGAACATGTTATTATCGGCCAGGGTCAATTTTTATTTTCATTTATGGTTGACTCAGAAACACTAAATGACGCAACATCGGGTACTACAAGGTATGTTGATCCAGCTCCGTGGATCAAAACAATAGAAAGAACACGTTTAATAGAGTGGCATGAACTTTCTCTAGATCCCCCAACATCACCAGTACCATTTCCAACTGGGGGTACTAGTGTATCTGTTAGAGCTTATCTTAGACATGTAGCACGCAAACAAGATTTAGGTTTTTGGGGAACTACAACTTGGCCAGGCGGATTTGTACTAAAACCTGTCACTATAGATGATGAACTAACAATGTATAATAATAATCTTATTGTAATGCAAGTTCAAGAGTTGCCCGGCGATCATGGAAAAATAACTTTTATAAAAAGGGTTAATGACACGCAATGGGATGCTTGGAGAGAAGAGGCTACTTGGGTCGATTGGTCCTCCAGCACTGAAGATTTTCCAGAACAACGAAATCCAGGCGAATCTCCAAACTTTGTCGATTTTTTAGTAAGACCGTATAATTCATCTGAATACACAAATGCAAATGGTGATGAATTACAAGTTCAGTTGAAGATAAACAATTTGACTACTCGACCCTTCAATCCCGGCAGTGGGCCCGGTGGAGGCGGCGGAGGCGGCGGCGGAGGCGGCGGCGGAGGCGGCGGGGGTACACATATTGAGTGAGTTCAATAAGGTAAAATTAAATGGATGACGGAATTTTTAACGATAACGGCAACGGTAACGGCAACGGCAACGGCGACGGTCCCAGCGGCGCTCAGAACGCTGCCGTTGCAGCCGCTGCCGCTGCCGCTGCAGCCGCCGCCGCAGCAGCCGCTGCCGCCGCTGCCGCTGCGGCTGGTCATGATGACGAAAGTCGGCGTAACGACAACGACATAGAGTTCACCCCCTTCTTATGTTCTGAAGAATGGCCGGATTCGCCAGGCGATTTCACTCCGCGTAATGGAAATTGTTATGACCCACCAACCCCCCCACCCGGCGGTACTACCTCTAGACCTGCCGAGTTTTATATTACTCTTTCCGCAGAATATATTAGCGTAAACACAAAGACCAACCCAACCGCAGTTATAACTGCAACAGTTTGGAATGCAATAACCAATAGAATGGTTTCCAACACTGGTGGTGTGTGGAATTGGGTTTCTTCAGATATTGATATAGCTTCGGCATCTGGTGGAATTTTTGAAAGTAATACGGTTACCATTACTGGACATAAGGAAGGACAAGTTACGATTTATGCAGAATCATTGGAGCATTCCAATCCAAATACTAACCGATTTGGTGGAAGTAATGTACTTTCTCCCGATGTAGTTGTAGATGTGACATCGGAAGAAGAAGAAGACGATGATCAACCAGAACCCTATGTACCTTGTGATAATGCTTGGCCAAGCGGCCCAGACCCATACAAGCCCCGTAATGGGGTATGTTGGGAACCCCAAGTCATTTCGGATCCGATAAAGTGTACATATTCGTGGCCAGATACGCCAGGCGACTTCGAACCCCGTGGAGGCAAATGTCCCGATGGGCCCAGTACTGGGGGGAAAGACGGTGATCAACTGATTCTTCGTTTGGACCCACCATCTCTTACTTTAACAGAAACAACTAATAATAATAATCCCCAGTTGGGGACAGTAAAAGCTACAATCACACATAAGAATCGTAACGAAGAGGTCGCGGACCCAGAAGAGGGGAGTTATCAGTGGAAATCTTCAAACGAATCAGTAGCTACAGTAACCGCGGACGAAAGTGGTAGAATTGGCACGATCTACGCCCGCGCGACAGGAACTACTAATGTTTGGTTAGAAACTCAATATGAGATATCGAGTATAAATAGACTCGGCGGCAACACACTAATCTCTGATAACACAACTGTTACGGTTACTGAGGAACCTAATCCTTGTCCCAATAAACCCTGCCCGAACTGTGAAGATTGGATTATCCTTAAACCTGACCACCCAAATGGAAACAGAAGGAAATGTTGTTGGGATGATCCAACTTGTGTAGATGGTGAAGAAACCTCATATGAACTTGAATTTGTAGAAGGTGGGAGAAATGAAAGTTCAATTAGTCGGGTAGAATTCCCCAACACAGGTGGTTCGAAGACAGTTAAGGTTCTTATCAAGGACCAAGATGGTAATCAATGGCCTAAATTTAACAAACACTTGAATTGGTCTTTCGGCGATTCTGAAGGAATGCGTGTAGAACCTACGGGTGACCAAGATTCCGCGACAGCAAAGATCACAGCACAATCAAATACAGTTGCAACTGCAGCTAATCGTGAACCACCTGCAAGGGCTGGTACACTAGAAGCCGAGGTACGGGTTGAGAACTTCCTTGGGGCCAACCTAGATTTAGTAATTCAAAATACACTTCCTGTCACCGTTTTGGGGGATTCTTGTTCAACGAAACCCTGTCCACAAAATTGTGGTGAAATGATTACCCTTGATAATAACACAAGGTGCTGCCCTCCCCCCGAAGATCCAAATTGTGTAAACATAACAGAGTGTCCTTGCGATGATCCGTGGCCTGAAGGTCACGCCAATTATCGGGAACCCACTATTACTTGTGGAATTTGTTGTAATCAACAGCGTGACCCCGAAACACAGGAATGTTACTCTACCCCTGAATGTAATTGTGAATACTATTGGCCCGGTACAGAAGATAACTGTAAAAGAGGAGGAGCGTGTTATCAACCAGACGATCCCGTCTATTCGGTTAATCTGGATTGGTCAGGCAATAACAACATAATAGCGCCAGGTGGTACGAACACCATACAAGCTACTATTACCGTTGATGATGGTACTCCACTCTCAACGACCGATGAAGACAAGGACAGATTAGTATGGCAAGTCACTAGTAACAATGCAGGAGTTACATTAACAAAGTCAGCTGATGGAATGTCTGCAACGATCACCGCGCCGGACTTAACGACTTTTGTGACATGTCCTGGCATTTGTGGGGGCCCAGACGATAGAGGAAGTAAGAGCTTTACCGTCCAAGTAACTGATACAAATTCCGACGCAGATGGGCTTCCATCGACCGCAAACGGTGCTGTTTTCTATGAAGAAGGTGGTAGCGTTGATTATGGTCCCCTACCTGCATCTATCCAAATAACATCCGGTGTGCCAGGTGGAACGGATGAAGTCACCTTGACTTGGTATGTGGACCTCAAACTTGAGGTTGGCGAAGCATATTCTCAACTGAGTTTAAAGACCATGTTAAAGGATGCCATTAATGAGGTATTTAATCCCCGTTGGAATTCTTATTATGATCAATCGAGATATGGAAAGACTCTTCTTAATTTTGGTGATAATCACCTATATCAAATTACTGCTTGGAAACGGTCTACTGCTGATTCGAATAATGTAATAGTTCGACTCGCAGAGGAACTTCCAGAACTTCCAGAATCCGCTACGCATGCATTGCGTGTTGTGGCTGTGTCTAGGGAAGTTCAAAATTCTGTTTTTGAATCTATGAGATTTTTCCCCGTTAATACAGCAACGTTAATACCCCAGTTAAGACCATCAGTGCCGACATCTGAGACTACACACACTAACAAAACACATGGAACCTTAGAAGACTTGGTTCCTAGTATTGCGGGTGGTTCAGGATCATTATCCCTTGCAACAACTAGTTCTTATGTGAATTTTGTATCAAATCAAATATTGGAACGATACTATGACATAAATCAAAAGTCTATGGAAATAAATGCAGATTATTCTAATTTCGAAAACTTTGTTACATTTGGATCTGCTCAAAAGAGACTTGATGTCTTTAAGGCTAAGTTGGAAGAAGTACAAAAAATGGTAAAAGTGTCTCCTATAGTAGTTGATGATTTGAATCTTTCTGGTTCATCTGCTGAATCGGGATCATATGATACTGTTTTTGGAACCCTAGTAGTACAGGCGAACGGATCAACATCTTTAACACAAACATCGGGAGATTCTGTAACTTATGATTACTTAACTTCAACTAGAGCGGCCGTAACTGCATCAGTGTCAGGAAAAATCACTGATTTTATTCTTACGTCTGCATTGGTATCGAAAGATATACAAGAACTAATTAGAGGGTTTGATGGATATGAAAAAGATTTGTGGTTTGAGACAGGACGAATTTATTCGGCGTCTGATGCAACTAATTTTGATATAGATAATAAATACAAGGCTGATTATACTTACCCGAAGGTTTTGGGAATACCTCTTAACACATCTGACGCACAATCATCTACTTGGTACGATGAAATGAGTGTTATTGCAACAGATTATGATGCAGATAATAAGAATAGATTAACAGAAAACATTCCAAACTATTTGTTTGAAGATCCGAACTCTGTTGATTTTATAACATTCACTGATTTGATTGGACACCATTTTGATAATGTTAAAATTTATATTAAGAATTTAGAAAACTTATCTTCTCGTTATCCAAAGATAGATAAAGAAATATCAGCACCCATGTCAACGGCTGTTATGGAATCATTTGGTGTAAGTATCCCAAGTGTTTCCAGTGTTGAGAATTTGGTTAGATATGTTACTGGTCATAATACAGGTTCACGGGATAGTACTTATAAACAAATAGCTGATGAATATTATAAAAGATATCTCCATGCTATACCATTCCTATTAAAGTCGAAGGGAACAAAACAGACCGTATCTTCATTGCTTAATGTTTTTGGTGTTAATACAAATTTACTTACTGTTCGTGAAAGCTTTCTTGGAAAATATACTACAATTGAACCTGTTAAAACAACAGTAAATGAACAAGACTTTAGTTTGAATTTCAATAGTGGTTCGTATTTAACCGTTCCATTTTCATCAAGCTTGAAGGAACCGAAAACTGTACAGATGAGATTTTCATTATCTGACGTTAGAACTCAGACAGTAATGAACTTTGAACCTTCAGCTTCATATAGATTGAATGCTGTTGTACACCCTTCGTCTTCTCAAACATATTATGCAAATTATGGTCGCCTTGATTTGATCTCAGGTTCGGTACAGGGTAGTCATCCCGATTCTGGTAGCATGATTTCAACTGATTATTTCGATCTTTTTGATGAAAATCCCGTCAGTTTACAATTAAAATATGGTGGTGGTGGTGTTAAACTTGATGTTAGAAAAATAGAAAATGAAATAGTATCATTTACTTCATCATTAACAGAAACAGCACCCAGTATGAGTGCTGATTGGGGATCATTGTCGGATCTTTACATCGGACACCCAGCTCCCTCTGCAAGTGTTGGATATATTAGTGCTAGTTTGGATGAGTTTAGATTGTGGGGAGAACAGATTAATGATGGAAAGTTTGTTGAATTTGCAGAGAACCCAGGCATGTTTGCAGGAAACACTTACACTTCTTCATTACAAGAACTTTTTGTTAGGTTGTCATTTAACTTACCCACAGACGTTTCTTCTAGTGGATATGTGGTCAATGCTTCTCCGTATGTCAGTAAGTCTATAGGACTTGATTTAACAAACATTTCTAGTAGTAAGTTTGTTGCTGGAACCTCTCCACTATACCAGCATCAAAGAGGTATTAGAACAACAATGGAGAATTCATATAAGGTGGGGGCTCGCACACCAACTACTGATATGATAAGAATTGCACCAGAACCTCCATTGTCTGGTGCCTTAAGTATGACTAGTCCGTTAGTACCGATTAGTAAAAAATTCGCATCAAGTAGTGTGGGAAGCACTCAAGTAGATATGTCTATTTCTCCAGTTGATGCTGTGGATCGGGACATTATACGTTCATTTGGAAACTTTAATTTGGGAGAGTTTATTGGGCGTCCAAGTGATAGAGACAGTGATACTTATCCACTATTAGATGACTTAGAAAGGACATTTATAAGAGATTTAGCACCAACTATAGATTATAATTCTTTTGTTAGATTTTTTGATAAATTTTTACATCTATTCACTGAAGTTGTGAAAGAGTACATTCCCGCTCGGGCAAATGTTACGGATGGAATTGTTATTCGTGCTCCAATTGTGAACAGATCTAAAATGTCTGAGTTTGGTCGTTATGGCCCATTCAGTTCAATGAGAAATAGAGGTATCGCGATAGACGGAGAGGTGACACAGAGAACGAAGGATATGATTACTTCTATAGACAAGGATGTAATTAAATCGTTTGATGTTCCCATTGCTGTTACTGGTTCATTTAATACAGAAGTTCAAGCTGACTATAGTTCCCTTGATGCTAGTTTAAGTTTAAATCAGTTTACAGCTGTAGCACAAACAGGATCTAAACTCCTTAATGCATCGGTTGTATATGGATATGATTTAAATCAAACGGGTAGTAATTTTGATGTTGATCTGGTTCGACCCAAGAAGGAACAGGGAGTTCACCCACTATTCGCAGGTAATCCAACCGCGAGTCTAGCATCAACTACAACAGCATCTGTTTCTCCAGTTCAGAATGGAGCATTATCATTTAGGCCAGTGGATGATTTTACAACATCTAATATAGAATCTTATAGTTATTTTGCCCAAGCTAATGGTTTTGCTTATATGGATGATATTAAATATGTGCCAGTTACACAATCTTGGATGATGACGCAACCCAACGTTGTTGGTGATTGGTCTTCTGGTACCTCTTATGTGTTGGGGGATGTTGTTACACAACCAGTAGGAACCAAAGATAATCGAACCGAATCCTCCACTTCAGGAAGTGAATTATCAGAAACTGGAAATCAGTTTGTATTTATTAATAGAGGATATCCACAAAATACTAAAGTTAAAAGTATACATCCACCACAACTAGACACGGTAAATTGGACACTATTAAAATATCGGGGACAATCATATCAAAGATTAGTTAGAATGGCATATGTTGGTGGGAATACTGAGAATGTTTCTGTGTTAAAAAATATAGTAATTCCGGGCCACAAGGTAAGTGGTACAGGAATTCCGGCCGGAGCGACTATACTGACAGTTACCCCAAGTACATCTTCAAGTTTATTTGAATTATCTGCAAATGCTACAGATACTAATACTGTAGCAGAATTAACACTTACAGACGAACATGACAATTCTTTTGTAATCATAGCTTCTATTGCAAATACTGATGCAACGGTAACTCATACTGCGAGATATGATTCAGTTGCACAAGAATATGGTACGGGTACAAGAAAACACTTTAGATTTTATAGAGAGGATTCGATAGGAGCTAGAAGAAGAACATACGAGGGAACAGTAAATACAGAAACAACTACGGTAGATTTTGGACCCCCATTTGAAACATTTGATATTAATGTTAATGTTATTCAGGTGGGGTCGCCAACGCCACGTGATTAAAAAGGAATTAGATAATACTTATATTAGAACCCATAGGAGACATTAAATGGCATATCTTGACAATACTACAATTACAGTTGATGCTGTTCTTACCAAAAAGGGTAGAGAACGGCTAGGGCAGGGACGATCAGCTTTCAGAATTTCTAAATTTGCAGTATCGGATGATGAAATTGATTATTCATTATATAATACGGCCCACCCATTAGGAACAAATTATTATTCAAACATTATTGAATCTATGCCTGTTCTTGAAGCAATCCCAGACGAATCTCAGACAATGCGTTATAAATTAACATCTATGCCCGTTGGAGTTAAAAGAGTTCCTGTACTTAGGGGTTCTGGGTTGCAAGTCTCCAGCATTTCATTGGATTCGCAGACTGAATCTTATACAATTGTACCAGAAACCGTTGTATTTCAAACGTCTGGTGGATCGCCTGATGCATCTAAACAATATGATCGCACTCAGGGATATACTATAATTCTGTTTGATGAAGAGGCTGCAACCATTGAAGTAAAACGGGGTACAGGAGTTGGTACACCCACCCATGCTGGATTAGCAGTTGATCCTGTTCTTAATTTTTCATCAACGGTTGTTAGATCTGGTTTTGAATTCACAATTGTACCAAAGAATGTACTTACACAAAGAAATACAAAAGTTACAATTTTTGGTAATGAGAGTGGAGTTACAAAAACCATTTCCATGACGATCAATCCCACAACATAACAAAATCAATTAATTTGAGGTAAAAAATGGCAAATATTTACAAAACTATTACAGCAGAAGACCGGAGCTTTCAAGCAACGGAAACTGCTACTGGTCTGTGGTCGGGGGATACTGGGTCGTTAACTACATTTTACCACTCCGACACACAAATAGCAAAAGCTAATTCAAAATATTTTATTGATGTTTATAAAGACGATCCAGATTCAACTTCTACTGCAACGTCTCAATTTTCAATTGCATATGGACACGTTTCTGGTGCTGGTTCTCCAACACTGACCCAACAGGACACATCAACGTTAGCCACTAAGGCAGTATATCTTCAGATGAAGAATCTTCTTTTAGATGACACTGAACAGAAATTTACCTTTAATGGTACTGCTCCCCATACGGCTTCAGGCGATCAGATTTATGCGATCTCTTTTGCAAGATCTCGTTTTAAGGGATATGTAGATCCCGGCCAATGGCAACTTACTCTGAGTGGTTCAACAGGCAAACATACGTTCATTGATGATAGTTTACAGACTCTTGGTACAAGGATCTCATTTGCTAAAAACGGATTAGTCTTTAATGTTGCTACTGGTTCTCTTTCTGGCACCAGTGGAAGTACTGTTTTAGGATTAACATCTTCTGTTGCTCCAAATGCTGGATATGGGTTTGGATTATTTTATCCCCAGAAGGGAATTATTATTTTAAATGCGGATGTAATAGATTCTCATGTTGGATTTTCAAAACGGACAGGAACCGTTGGACAAGTGGAAGCAACGAATCTTACCCCAGGCGAAAATACAGCTTCGGCCGCAACCTTTATTAGCGCTTCTGACGCCACATGGCTCCCCAGCTCAGTAGACGATGGAATGGGCCCCCGAGCGCCGTTCACTGGAGCACTAGCAGGATCGTCCGGTACCTATTATGAACAATATAATTGGCACGGGCTGTGGAAATCCATAGTACAGGGTGGTAAGTTTCAAGCACGTTCTGCTGAAATTATTTCTTCTAATCACTATTTCTTAAGACTTGGTAACAGTCAATTTAATTATTCAAACAATCCAACATTTGCTACTGGATCAAATGGTCAATTGACCAATCAAGACTTTGAAAATAATCCTAAAGTTTTTGTAACAACTGTTGGGTTGTATAATGATTCAAATGAACTATTAGCTGTTGCTAAACTGAGTCGCCCATTAGAGAAATCATTTTCCAAGGAAGCTCTGCTTAGAGTCCGTCTGGATTTTTAATTGGAGGTTTAGATGTCCGTCTTCAAAAAATTGGCGGCTGGAGATCATTTTGTTGATTCTTTTGAGGTTAATTATAGTCAAAGTTATTCTTGGATTTCCGGTTCAGCAGGAACAAACGGTCAATACTCCCCAACATCTTCTCTGAGTGGTTCGGGATTTAGTATTAATTTATCTAGAGAACCCCCTTCAGATTACCCAGGTAGAAATCTTGAAGATGTCGATGATGATTCAGACGTAGAGGCATCAAAAGGGGGAATTACTGACGGTAATTTTTATTCATATCCATTATATAATACCACCAAGAGATATTTTTATGTTGCAGAAGATGTTGGAAAAGATGGTTCATCATGGTTTCGAACCAGATATAACGATTTAGATCTTAATGCTGATGATGGCGCGGGTCATTATAGTTTTAATACAGTTGGCGGAAATGATGTATCAGCAGGCACCCTGACAAATGCTGGTCTTAAAGGCGCAGCGTCACTATTAATTCATAAAACTGGTGTACATGCAAACACAGATTATTCATCTCGTTATGAAGCGGTAACAGTCGGCGACATAGTAACATATAAAATTTCTGATCGGAGATGGTATAAGTATAAAATTATTTCAGTTGACACATCTCCCACTGGTATGGCCAATAGATATAGATTTGGAATTGAACTCATAGATTCGGATACTTCTGATGGAACTGGTAATCTTAGCTATACTGCTAAGGCCGCGGATGCTAGATTTACTTTCACTGGCCCCGGCGGAAATATTTATGATTTTTATCCATCCGGTTCAATGTTTGTATGGAACATTCCTTCAAATGAGATGGGTGAAGGCATTAAACGAGATACATTTAAAATTGAATTGGATGCAAATACTTTAAATGTTCAAGATGATGGTGATGGAAAGCTTAGATTAAATGGAACGGGTTCTGTTATTGGTAACATTTTTTATGAACAGGGAATAGCCACTGTTCAACAAAATATGACGGCTAGTACTCATTTAATATCTGAAGATGGAATTTCTATAACTGGGTCTGCAGGAGTCACATCTTCTTTTCGATCAACTGTTAATATTTATGAACATAGGATAGGTTGCAAGATTAAACCATCAGAATTTAATACAACATTTAATCCAACAACTTTTCATAGCGCTTCGTCCGGTACAGGAAGTTATAGTGATCAAATGTTTAGTGGTTCAACTTTACCCTATGTGACAACGGTGGGATTGTATAATGATGTTAATGAATTGTTGGCAGTGGCTAAACTATCACACCCAATAATTAGAACGAAATATACAGATCAAACTTTTGTTATTAAGTTTGATGAATAACGGAGAAATTAAATGTCGGAACTTTTAAAGAAATATGAAGAATCTACATCTCCATCGGTTGAGAGTGCACGAAAACAATCAGAGGGAGATCAATCGACCGCTGTTAATTTTTTTGATATAGAACAGACATATCAAAATAATTTTACAACAAGAGATAAAGGTAATAAAACGGTAACACTTTCCAATGCTGATAACGATACGGCTGGAAATTTCACAGATCCAGCATTAGAACACTATAATCAAGAAGTTACAGAATTGGCCAACGGACACCATACATACAATAGATCAGATGCTGATTCACATTATGTAAATAAAAATTTAGGTTCGCCTGGAACAACTTATCAATCTACT